TTTGCTGTTGTAGTTCCACCTGTGTTAGCAGTTGGAGTTGTTGTAGCAGCAACACCATTAGTTGTTGTAGTTGTATCTGTTGTATCATCTTCTGTTGGATTAAGATAAGTAGCAAGAGCTTCTTTCAGTTCATCATAAGATGGTTCTGTATAAAGTTCTGTCAAGTTGGGTTGATTTTCAAAAACACTTTCCAACATTTCTTTACTTTCAGTAATCGGAGTTTGATTAGGTTTTACACGTACAGTAGTTTTACCATACTGATTACCCGCTTCCGCTGGAGTCTGACGTTCAATCTGAATGTCACGACCATTAACTGGATCTGTAATATCACCGTAGTCAGGATCTGCTATTACGCTTAATAGTTCCTGATATACAGTTTTACCAAAACCCCAAAACTTAACACCTTCGTCTTCACGACCACGAACAACTACAGGTGCGAATGTACGCATCTTTGGTTCGAGTCTTTTACCTTGAATCCACTCGTCTTTATCACCAGTAGATTTAAGTTTGTCTGCAAACTCTTGAACTGGGTCTGGACGACCAAATGACATTGGTGACATAAAAGTTTTGTTTTGTCCTAAATTATAATGAAAAAATAATTCTATAAATGGATTATCTTTGTTATGTTTATAAGGAACAATACGAACAACTTGTTTGCCTGGTTCAGGTTTCCAAAAGTTATTTGAGGTTGTAGTTTGATTTTGTAACGATTCTAGTTTCGTTTTTATAGCATTTAAGTCCATGCTTTTTCTCCTATGTTTTATCTTTTATTGTTTATTATTTATGGCTATTCTTATAACCATATAACCTATTTCTATAATATATATCTATTTTTAGATATAAACCAAGTCTTTTTTTTTTCATTTATTTTAAGACTAATCCTTCAAGAAAATATTTCAAAGTTTCTTTATTTGGAGCTCCACTTCCAGGTGAAACCCCACCATCTTTTGATATTGTTACAAAATGTGGTATATGTCTTACTTCAAATATTTCAGATAATTGTGGTTCTTCTTCTATATTTGCTTTATAAAAAATTATTTTATCTTTATACTCCGGTACCAATTCTTCCAAAACCCGTTCAAATGCTTTACATGGCTCACACCAATCTGCATAGAAATCTATAAATATAGGTTTACCAATTAAGTTTTTTTGTCCATCCCATATTTCTTTTAAATCATTATATATTAAATTATTCATTGTAGTCCTCTTTTTAATTACATTTACAAGAGTATGGCCAATTTCCAATAGGACATTCAGCAACAGCATAATGAACTTTTACGTTCATGAAGCAACCACACTCAATACACCTGCCATCTTTCTTTCCTGTATCTGGATTAGTTTCATCGTATAAAAGTTTAGGACATTGTTTGCAGATTTCCCACCGTTTCTGTGCTATTTCTTGTGGTGCTATAACCTGTGAACCTTTTAACCAAGCCTTTAAAGATTTCCAATGATCTGTAGCTATATTACGAACCATCTGAGATGTCGGTGGAAGTTGCTGCTCTTTCTCCAACATTTCTTCGGTTTCTTTAATGCGATTTAATTCTTTTTGGGTTGCCTCTCTGTCTTTCTTGACCTTCGGTTTGAATTTGAATTTCAACTATATTTTAACTCCCAAATGTTCTATCAACATATCTAATTTATATTCCATGTCTTCTTCCCATTTGGTTAAATCTCCCCCAACCACATCAGCTTGATTGACTACGGAATTCAATTTATTTTCCAATTCAGTAATTCTTTTTTCTAATTCTGCAACATTTGGAGACGGAGCTTGAGGTTGTGGTTGAGCTTGAGCATTTGGATTGTTAGCCATTTGTTTTATTCTATTCTTAATATTTTTCACCATTGCATCAACTGGTTGTAAATTAGGCAAGTGACTATTTTCTTTCGACCACTTACTATATTCTTTTCCCCACTCATCAATAGCTTTTTCAGTTACATCTGGTCCCATAGGTGGTCTTGGTAGTTCTGATTTAGGTCTTGGTTGACTCAAAACTTCCTCTGTTGATTTTCTTTGAGTTTCTGGAAGGTGTTGATTGTCATCCAGCCATTTATTATAGTTTTTCTTCCATTCCTTAACTTCAGTATCCGAAGCTCCCATAAAAGGTGGTCTAGGTGGCATACCTTTGGGTCTTGGTGGTTCTGGAATGTCTTCACCATCTAACCACTTTTTAATAACATCTTTTTCACGATAACCACAAATACCCTTACCAGTTTCAGCATTGATAAACCAGGGTGTACCACATTGAACACCATATTCTGTTTTAAGTTCTTGATTTAATTTTGCATTATCTGGTTCAGATAAATCAAGAGTAAGAATATCATGACCTTCTTTATTTAATTCTTCTACTACAGGTTCAGCTTTCTTACAAAAACCACAACCAGTTGAACAAAAAACATACCAAGGTGATTCTTGAGTTTTTTCAACTTTGGTAACAATTTCTTTTATTAATTTATCTTTTTTTGCGGGCTTTTTTGCTTTTGATTTAACTGCTGTTGTCATAACCTATTTCTCCTAATGTTTATTTGTTAAATATATATATAAATATATATAAAATATGAAAACCATTAATTTATTTTTATTATTTTATAGATTCTTGTAGGTATCTTATTCAATCCATCTGAATTTGTTACCATTAATGTATTCTTAAAATTCTCCCAAGGCACTATAAATTTACTATCTACTAATCCATTATTAAGATTAGCAATTACCTCATTCAATGCATTTATCGTATATAATGTATTGGAATGTTTCTTCCTATGAAGAGATATTGTTCCTTTTACATCATTATAATCTGCTCCCGCTTCTAAATCTACATTATATGTACAGATTAACTCATTCACATTATTTTCATTCTGTAATACATATATCTTACCGAATGCGATTGTATATGCACCTTTGATTTTCTCGATTGTTGCATCGAGATCAGTTTTGTTTGTGAAAGTTGCCAATAACTGTGTACGCATTATTCAATTCTCCAACCTTCGCAAGTTTTTCTTCTACCTTTAATGACTCCCTGTAAATTTCCTTTATTTATATTTAATTTTCTAGCTAATCTTGTAATATTAACACCACCTTCTACAATTTTACCAGTTTTTATATTTATTAAATTTGGATATTCAATACCACCAGTATCATACCTTTTCTTTGCAGATATTTTCATTTTATTTCTTGTATCATCAGATATAATCCTACCAGTATTTGCTTTCAATAAAGCTTTTCTCGTTTTCTCCAACATCGGTTTATCTCTTCCACCATTACCAGCTTTATATCGTAAACTAGGATTATTTTCATAACTTTTCTTTTTAGTTTCTGATATTTTTTTTATAGTAATGTCCGAATGTTTCCTTCCAGATATTAATTCTCCACCATGACTCAAATTATAAAAAGTGTCATCTTCAACGGCATTATATTCTTTGATATAATATCTTTCCAATTTATTCGCTTTAAATATATCATCGGTTTCTTCTAAAATTTCTTTCTTAAAGTTATTCTTTCCATATTTTTTAACTGCCTTTAATAATAATGTTCCAGACCCAAAATATAAATCATCATTTTTAGAATGTAATCCAATATATTGTTTACCATTAACTAAATTAGTTGTTATGTAAATTTGTAGTTGGGTTTTCATTACATTTCTGTCCTATCACTATTAAAACTTGCAATCAATCCACCCGCTCTACTGTCATATGCACGCCAAGTTAATTTCCATAACTTCATATTATTAGTTCCATCTTCTGCAGTATCAGTATGTGATTCATATTTACCATCTTTTATCTCCTGATGGTTGTGTTCTATTACCGGTAAACCATTACTTGATCTCAATGTCCCAGAAAAAGTTAACCCTGTAATCATACAAGCGGGTCTTGATAACATTACGGATGTATTATCACTTCCAACCAATTCAATTAATTTTTCTTTATCTACTGATTCTTCTATATCTTTAGCTAATCTTTTTTCTATTTCTTCAATTTTTTTCTTAACCGCATTTAATTGTTTCCAGGCTGGTGGTTTTCCATCCCTTCTAGCTTCAGCTGCATTTTGAATATATCCTATTTCTTCTTTAAGTTTATCTATTTCATCTAAATTTTGTCTTATTGTTGAAACTAATTTATTTTTATCTTTTATAGCTTCACCCAACCCACTCTCATTAATAAGTTTATTCATTTGTTCATCACTTCTAATTATATCATCTTTTACACCCAAATTATACCCCTCATCACCAGGTCTACTATTTAATCTTTCCCTGTATTCTGGGTTGGGATGGTATTTTTGATATTGTCCTGTTTCACCAGGAAATCCAAATGAACCAAATTTACCGGCTCTTCCATATTTAACACTAACGGAAGCTACTCTTTCAACTCTGTTATTACCATCACGAGTAACTCTCAATTTATCACCACTTGGAAAAGATCCGTGAGATGGTAAGTAGACTTCTTCACCTCCAGCTAATTCTGTATCATATAATGCCATTTCTGCCATATTTTTCATCATAGCACCAGCTAATGTAGGACTTTCTACATTTATAGTTTCTGCCATTGTTGCATAAGAATCACCAATAGCCTGACTAGCTTCTTGTGATGGTATATCATAATTCTTATATATATTCTTTAAATTATTTCCATGTTTAATTAAAGCTTCTCTAATTTTTGGGCTGACATTTTCTGTCTTTTCTAATTCTTCTAATTTACTTATAGTTTTATCCAATGCTTTATTTTCAGTTATAGATTGTCTGAAATATTCTTTGGAATGTTTACTACTTGGTAATAAAAGATTTCCATCTTCACCCGTTGGTCCAAACATTTGATGAAAATTACCATCTAATCTATCATATGGTGATCTATCAAAAAATTTTCTAACTCCTTCATCATCTTTTGATGTTCTTTTAGTTGTTAATTCCGGTTTACTTGTGGTGACTACTTCTTGTTTAACATTCACACCCTTTGTAGCACCCCTCAGTGATGTTCCCAAAGAACTTTCTAATGTATCTTTAATAAATTCAGTAGCTTTATTCTGTCCTAATATTTTTCTTGCTTCAAAATTAATATTTCTCATATAAACTTTAGGTTTGGCTCCCGAAGAAGCTTCCAGTCCATATTTTTCTACCATTTGTTGTGCAAATTCTTTAGATGGGTTAGATTGTAATTTTATAAAATCATTTTTGAAATCTTCAAATAGTTGTTTATCTTCATCACTCATATATAACAAACCATCTCTAACTGAATTTTGTTTACCACTAAATAATTGTGATACAGGTTTTGGAACTTGTTGTTTTTCTTTATCACCATCTACTTTACCACTAACATCATCACCTTCAGAACCCCACGGCTCACCAACTCTATTCAACTTTCTATTCTGTGGATTATCTACATATTTTCTAACCTTTTCCAAAACTTTCTTTACAACTTTTCTAGGTAATCTTAATTCATTAAGGTATTGTTCAAGTTGAAATGTATGATAACTATTAGTTGGATCAGGCATACCATCGGGCACCCTATATGCCCATTCAGTTAGTATTTTATCTATTGGATTATTCACCTATAACCTATCCGAAATATCGTTCATTTCGCCGTAATTTGAACCCGCTTGAGATTTAACCATATGTCCATTTCTCTCTAATATGTTCTTTATATCTGTCAAAATAGAAACTCCATCGTCTTTTGAGAAGTCAAAAAGGAAGCTATCGTAACCATACAAAACTAATTTTGTCTTCTTATCTAATAAATAGTGTTTTAATTCAATTATCGTCTTTATATTTGATTCGGTTTCATATGCCTGAATCAAGTAATTGAACAACTTATTTTTGTTCATATCTGTATAGTTTTTAGACAATAGTTTCCTATTATAAATATCAGTTTCTATAAATTTGTTATCATTAAAGTATCCCCAAAATGTATTTATTTTATCATATGTTAAACTGAAAAATGTGATATTTTTTCGTATTTCTTTCTCAATTCCACCATATAATTGTTGAAAAGATTTCTGTTTTGCTTCATCGTATGAACATCCATATTTGTCTGCCAAGTGTTGATGAACTGATTCTTTCTCAAATTCATATCCTATTAAATCACCTATAAGTCGTAAGTGATATGCATCATAGTCATATTCTACTAACATATCATATTCGGGTATAATTGCCTTCCGTTGTTCTGGTTTCATAGCTGCAAAATTTACATTACCGAATGAATTGGCTGGTCTACCTGTAGATGTCCATAGATTGTATTTTGTATATAACCTACCATTTGATATATGTTTCTTTACTCTCATATCAAATATATCACATACATCATCTGACACTTTTACTCCGTTACTTTCTATATAACCGAAGGCTTCTGTTACTTCTTCACCATAAGCTTCCCAACCTAATGATTGATTTATATCAACTATACAACCCATTTGTCTTTCTAATTCTTCACACCATTCTTTGTGTTTTAATATGGGTATTATTTCATTTAATCTCTTAGCATTATAATATTTGTTATAAAAGAAATCATATGCATTATTTCTAACCTTACTCATATCAAATGGTTGATTTGTTTGAGACCACCATTCCCAATTCATATCTATAACTTTTTTAAATGGATGAATATGCCATAGTACTTTAGCATCTGGAGTAAAAATTACTTCATTTTCTAACCAAGTAAAATCTTCCAATACACCTGCACAATCAGGGTGAAATTGGCATACCATCTGACTTTTACCATCCAATTCCTTAATATAGAGCAAGGATAATCCATTATCCTTATGTAATGGGTGTAAGAATGGGTCTGAAAATATCGGAATAATAATATAACTCATGTGTTAATATATAACCTTTTTTGTATATGAAACAACTATTTTTATAAACCTCCAGCTTTTCGTTCACCTTCTGTTTTTACTGCCCACCCACCTGGATATCGGACAAACTTTGTAAAATATTTAATCAGTCTTTCTATTTTATTGGAGTCTTTCCATCCCGGAGCAGTTTCATCTATAGCTATAGCTCCACCATTCGCAACCAACAAGATGTAATCTTTATCTAATTTTATTTCTACGAATTCTGGTGCTTGTACTGAGTTTGACTCTTTGTTAACCATTTCTGTACTACGCCAATGCTTATAATATTCATCCTGATTCATTGACTTTTCAGCAGTATATCTTCCTTTAGCTAGTCTACCCTTAACTTTAAAAACTAAAATATCCTGAGTAGTTCTAGATTCATTAAGTAAAAAATCTTTAAATGATTTTTTTACTATTGAACTTATTTTATGTTGTAATAATGTTGAATTTATTGATAAAAATATTTGAGGTCTCGCGTAGCTTTCATAGTGTCTTTCAATAAAGGTTTGATTAACTCT